GATATGTCTTTATCTAAATATAATTTAGATTATTTAGCAATGGGTTCTGGCGCTGAGTATGCTTATGGATATTTAAATGCTACAGAAAAGTCTAAAGACCCTCGTAAACGAGTTATGGGGGCGGTAAGTGCTGCTATTAAATTTAGTCCATCCTGTATGGGGCCAGTTGACGTAGTAAGCATTTAAAGGTATAATTTATATATGGCAAATTTTGATGACATATTAAAAGATATTCAAAGCGAAGCATCAAATCTTGATGAGTTTGAGATTTGGTTAAACAATGGAATTGATCGAGGATGGGTAACAGAACCATTCTGTAACACTCATGAGGGAGACCCTTATATGAGTGAAGAAGAGTCACAAGAATGGGAAGAGGGCGGAGACCCTTGTCAGGTTGTAATTAAAATAAACAACAATTAAAAAATAATCTAGGGGGTAATTATGTGTATTATTTGTGTATCTACTGTAACTGCTGTATCTTTATTAGCACCAGCGCATGCAACACCTGTTCAATCAGTTTCAGTAATTGAAAAAAAATATGTACAAGAAGATAAAATTATTAATAAATCTTGTTCTAAATCAGAATTAAATAAAGTAAAAGGAAATACCATATGTCTTAAAAATGGCAAAACTTATAAATGGACAACAAAAAAGAATAGTGTAGCAAATACCCCAAAGGTAGAAACAAATAGTTACTCTGTTCCGTCTCAGCCAAGTGCAAATATAGAAAGTTGTAAAATTAAAGAAAGCAATAGTAATAGACAAAATGCAGGACCCGCTATGCTTCCAACTGGTTTTCCCAGACATACTATTGCTCAAAAAATAGGAACAGTTAAGTGGGCTTTGATTCCCCTAGATTTTCCTGATTTAAATGGTGAGGCAAATTTTAGATCAAGAGTTGATGAGCAAATGAAATTGACTTCTGAGTGGTTTGATACCGTTAGCGAGGGTAAATATAAAGTTGAGTGGGTAGTAGCAGATAAATGGGTAAGACTGCCTGGAAAAACTTCTGACTATGAAATTTTACAATCAGTAAATCTTAGGGATGCTGCAAATGGCCCTAAATTATTTAAGGATGCGATGGTTGCTGCTGATCCATCCTTTAATTTTACGGGTGTTCAGACAGTGAATTTCATATTACCGAAAGGGCAAAGTTTCATTCTAGAAACTTCACAAGGTTTCCCTTGGGATGAAGCAGTAAAAAATTTAGTTACAAACGAAGGATCTGTCTCATCTTATTCAATACCAGGAAAAATGTTTGATTCAAATAATAGGCAATATTGGTCTTACTTTGTACATGAGTTTGGTCATGCAATGGCATTACCACATGTTGGATCCTCTCGTGAGCCTAACGCATTTCTTGGTTTAGATATTATGGGTAATCAAGATGGTGAGTCTAAAGAACTCAGTGGCTGGATGCGTTTTGTTGCAGGCTGGCTTAATGATGATAAAGTTTATTGCAAACCATTAAATGACTTGCAAAATACTGAAATTACTTTGGTGCCTTTAAATAATATTGAAAAAGGAATAAAAATGGTTGTAGTGCCAATATCTCAAACAAAGGCAGTAGTTATTGAATCACGTCGTGAAAACAAATTTTCTTGTCAAATGCCTTCTAAAAGAGATGGTGTATTAGTTTATACCTATGACGCCACACTTAGTCACGGTCAAAATTTTTTACAACCCGTGACACCTTTAGGTAGGGCAATTGAGTATAGTTCTAATTGTCCTGTGGTTGGATATTCAAATCCATTTCTTTATAAGGGTCAAAAAATAATTGTAGAAGGAATATCAATAGAAATAATTGATAGTTTAAAATACGATAAGGTTAAGATTAATAAAAATAATTAATTATATTAATAATATAATTGCGAATATTGCATAGTGGTAGTGCGTAACCTTGCCAAGGTTAATGTGAGAGTTCGATTCTCTCTATTCGCTCTAAGTCCCCATCGTCTAGTGGCCTAGGACGTCGCCCTTTCACGGCGTTAACACGGGTTCAAATCCCGTTGGGGACACACTATATTTAATTTTGTCTTTATGATATAATTATTATGCTTGCCCAAATGGGGAGCAACTTAACTTATTCGCTTGAAAGGGGAATAAAATGGTAACACAATTCGCAATGGATCTATTCAATGATCCTTTTTTTATTGGCTTTAACAGAGACCTAGCCCGTCTAAATAGTGCACACAAAATCAACTCTCAATCATATCCTCCGTATGATCTTCTTAAATTAGATGAAGATACATACAGGCTTTCGCTTGCTATTGCAGGGTTTACCAAGGAAGATATTAGTGTTTCAGTAGACAATGGAACATTAATTATTAAGGGTGAAATTGTAGAAGTTACAGACGCAGAAGTTGTTCACAAAGGTATCGCTGGCAGAAAGTTTGTCAGATCGTTTGCTTTAGGAGAATACATGGAAGTATCTGGTGCAGAACTAAAGGACGGAATGCTACACATTAATGTGGATCGCATTGTTCCAGAAGAAAAAAAGCCTAAAACAATTAAAATAAAATAAAAAAAACAACCTAGGCATGTTGTAAAACTGCCTATTATTTGGTATAATTAATGTGGGTTGGAGTAAAATGAAATCAAATGAAAAGATAAGCACTTTAACAGATGGGGTATTTTGCATTGAAAATTTTTTATTCCCAGAAACGTGTGATTTTTTAGTTTCAATTTTTTCTGATAAAGATTTAAATAAGTCAGACAAAGATGGAGTGTTCGGTGCTTTTGGACAAGGGGAACATGAATCTTTTAATCTTAGTGGTGCTGAAAAAATATTTGTTAAAACAGATGTAAATAAAAAAATAGGCATTGATTTTTTTACAGGAATACTTACAAATATTGAAAAAACAACATCTGAAATATTTAATAAAAATCTTTTATTAAAGTCATACTTTTATAGCCATATGAAAAAAGGCGGTAAAAACGATTTACACGTTGACAATTACAATAAAAAATATTCAAATGATCATTCTGCAATATTATACTTGACAGACTCATACTCTGGTGGAGAAATAAACTTTCCAGAACGGAAATTAAATATAAAGCCAAAGCCAGGAACATTAATAACATTTATTGGAACCAAAGATCTTGCACACGAAGTAAAAGAAGTTATTGATGGGGACAGGGTAAACCTAATATGTTTTTTAAATAATAAAGAAAGGAGTGTTTAGTGGCTTCATATGAATATGATTGTATGCCTTGTGGGACTAGAGTAGTAAAAGAAAGATCTATTAATGATTTTGATCCAGGATATAGTTGTGAAACTTGCAATAGATCGTTAGTTCGTGTATACTCTAATATAGGGTCAATTTTTAACGGTACTGGATTTTATTCAACCGACAATAGAAAGAAGTAATTGGATGTATAATAGAACTATGGACAGTGTTACAAAAGATCATCCGAGCATAAAGCCAAAACAATGGGTTTTAAACTCAAAAGATCGTTGCGATAAATGCCTAGCCCAAGCGTTAGTTAAAGTAAAAGGCGCCTCTGGAGAGTTAATGTTTTGTAACCACCATTATGACAAGATAATGAATAAGCCAGAATCATATAAAAAAATGATGGCTTTTATGCTAGAAGTTATTGATGAGCGTGAAAAGTTAACAGAGAATAGGGCGATTGGGGCAATATAATGTATGAGTATTTTGTAAAAGAAGTAAAAAATGTAGTCGATGGAGACACTATTGATGTAGTTATTGATTTAGGGTTTGACATTTTATTTGCATCCCGTGTTCGTTTGGCTGGTATTGATACCCCAGAATCACGGACAACTGATAAAGCAGAAAAAGTTCTTGGTCTTGAGTCTAAAGATTATTTAAAAAAATACCTTAAAGACGCTAAATCTGTTGTAATTAAAACTGAAAAAATGAATTCATCAGAAAAATATGGTCGTATTCTTGGTTGGATATATGTAAATGGTGATACGGAATCATTAAATGATAAAATGATTAATGACGGTTATGCATGGGGATATCTTGGCGAAACCAAAATTAAAGATTTTGATGTATTAAAAAAGGCTAGAGCAAAGTCTAAAAAATGAAAACTGTTTTTTATTTTACTGCAGAGTGGTGTGGCCCATGCAAAAAAACAAAACCAGTTGTTGAAGATTTAAAAAAAGAAGGTTTTGAGTTTCAGATAATAGATGCTGATTATGAACAATTATTAGTTGAAAGGTTTGAAATAAAATCAATTCCTACTTTTATATTATTTGAAAATGAAAAAGAAGTTAAACGTATAACTGGCGCACAAAATAAACAATCATTACTAGATTTTATTAAAAATGAGTAACGAAGAAGAAGACATGATTGAAAAACTTATTCTTGACGGGGGGCTAGAAACTGTAGGGGTTGACGAAGAAACTGGGGAACTTTTATATTCTTTTACTCCTAAGATTAAGAACCTTATGCCTGACCTATATAATGAACATATAACAGAGGTCAATTCTTGTATTATGCAATTATGGGAAAAGGGATTCTTAGAAATAGATTTTTTTGCTACAGAGCCTATCATTACCCTATCAACAAAGGCTTTTGATCGAGTAGCAGTAGAAGGTTTATCAAAAAAAGACAGGTGGAATCTTTTTGAAGTTATACGGCTTTTGCATCCCAAAACCTGATATAATCTATATATAGCCTAGGAGGTTTTATGTCAGTGAACGAAAATAAGGATGTGCCAATGTTAAAGTCAGTGGTAGCAGAGGGTGACTTTGTTATGTTTGTTCATGAAGATGATGGAATTATGGCTGGTCGTATTGAATATGTTATGAATAATCCTGGATTACTAGGTCTTCCTGGTTCTGAATATTCAATGGAATATGCTGAAGATGACAAACCAGTTATTGTTCGTGCCTATAAAGAAGAAGATGGCGCATGGGAAGAACAAGCATATGTTTTTTATTATCGCATGTCAGAAGTTATGAAAATTGAATCACTATCTGTTTCAGTTGATATGGTTGTAGAAATGGGATCAAATGGAACTGGTATTCCAACAATGCCATCTCAATCTGATATGGAAAATATGTATGCTGTTCAGGTAAGCAAATCTTATAACTCAGATAATGAGGATGAAGACAAGTGGAATAACATAGAAAAAAAATGTTGGGTTGGATATGAACAACGTGGCATGAAAGATAAGGGTGGACGTATGGTTCCTAATTGCGTTCCCGTTGGTAAACTAGAAGAAGTGGAAAATGAAATGGCAAAAGCAAAACCTAACTATGGAGATTTTATTAAACCACGTAGAGGTGGATCAACACCGTCAGATCCTAAACTATATGCAAGAGTTGTGCAAGCAGCAAAAGATAAGTTTGACGTTTATCCATCTGCAGTAGCAAATTCTTGGGTAGTACAAGAATATAAGCGTCGTGGCGGCACATACAAATCAGAAAAAGAAATTTCTAAAAATATTTGGAATGGTAGTTTATTTAATACACGGGATATTATAAAATAATGGCTAATAAATCATCTGGCTCTTATTCTAAAGATCACGGATTTAATTCAATGCAAATTAAAAATGGCAGAATTGTTCGTTTAAGAAAAGACGGTACTATAAAAACAGATCTTGGTCCATATCCAAAAATAAAGGCAGGGGTAACTCATGGCAAATAAAGAACAAAAAGGTAATGCTAATACAAAAAAAGAGCCTAAAATGACTCTTAAAGAAAAACGTGTTGCTAAACAACAAAAACGGGATAAGAAAAATGGCTGATACATACACTCCTACTTCTGGTATGAAGGCTGCTGCCCGTCGTGCATTAAAATGGAAAGAAGATGGCAAAGCAACTGGTGCAGGAACTCCTGTAGGTTGGGGTCGTGCAACTGATATTGTAAATGGATCAGCAATGTCTCTTAGTACTGTTAAAAGAATGTTCTCTTTCTTTTCTCGTCACGAAGTAGATAAAAAAGGAAAAGGGTTTTATGATGGCCCAGAGTTTCCGTCTAATGGCAGAATTATGTGGGATGCTTGGGGCGGAGATGCAGGATTTTCATGGAGCCGTGCAATTGTAGAAAGAGAAAAAAAGCAAGTAGAAAAGGTTTGGGCAGATAGTCCGTTTAATTTAAGAAAGGGGTAAAAGTGGAGGATTTAAATATTGAAGAGTTAAAACAATTACTCATATTTTATAAACAAAAATCTTCAGATCTTGAGTTTAACTTATTACAAATGCAAATAAAGTTAAATAGGACTGACAGTCTTAATGAGTTGCCAGCAACAAACAAGACTGTAAATAAGAAATAAAGATATATAAAAATGAAAGAGTTAATAATTGTAGGCTTGGCATTGACTCTTTTTTTTTCTATTGTTGTAAATGTAGTAAAAAATAATAAAAAAAATACTTCAAAGGTAATGCATCGCCAAAGCGATGTTCACAAACTTTTAAAATATTTTTTCTCAATTCCTTTGTATAACAATGAAAATAATTTTTCACAGTTGACAAAACACAAACAAAAGAGTATCATTAAAGTTATTGTTCTAGGTAATCAGGCATACTGGGTATCTAATAATATATTTTATGTTGCAGATGCTATTGACGGTAAAGTGCAAAAACATACCGCAAAGCCAGTAGACATAGAAGGTTTACCAAAAGTAGATCTAGATAAGATGCTATTTATATTAGACAGTTTAAGGGATGGAAAAAGAGATGATAGTGGCAGTACAGGGAACAAATAAATTTAACGACTATGGAGTCTTTATTAGATCCATGGGTGTTGCTATGTCAAATATGACTGAAGATGATACAGAGTTTATAATTTATTCTGCTGGACCTGCTAAAGTTAATTCTTTTGTTTCAGAATTTTCTAATGTATCAGAAAAAGGAATGAAGGCTAGAGGTAAAAAAATAAAGTTTTATAAGGTTGCTCCTCTTTGGATGCAAGAAAATTTAAATCAATTAAATTATTTTGCTTTTTTAAGTAGTCCAAACGAGAAAACATCTAGGTTGGTTTCAGAAGCACAACTACAAAATGTAGAAGTTGGCATATTTAAATACTAGGGGGTATTATGTTAATAAGAAGTTTAAACACAATGGAAAAAATTGTTTCAAAAAACAAAAACTTAATTTGGCGAGGTTGGGATGTAATTGATTTAAAAGAATCCGATACAGCAAAAACCTCTGTAGTGGGCATTAGAGTAAAAGATAAATGGTATCTTCATAAGGTTTACTCCTCTAATCGTAATGGTTGGAATATTCCAGACAAGTACAGGGAGTAAGTATGAAACAACATTTATGGAAAGATAATGCATTGTGTTTGGGCCTTGAAACAAATACATATTTTGATAAGTATGAGGATAATCTAGAAAGTAGACCAATTGTAGACTCTCTGTGTATGACTTGTCCAGTAGCAAAAACTTGTTTTGCCGTAGGTATATCAGGTAAAGAGTGGGGCGTATGGGGTGGAGTATACTTAGAGGGTGGTGAAGTTTCTAGGGAATTTAATAATCATAAAACTAAGCAGAATTGGTCAGAAACTTGGCAGTCTTTGACAATGGAGACATAAATGTATACTCTTGATATGAAAAAAGCCTTTCATTCTGTTAATCCACCAAAGGGATTTAAAGTTCAAATTATTGATAATGAACATTTTCTTACTGTAAAACTAGATGAAAAACAATTTAAAAACATGGTTCATGATGAAAAAATAGAAGCGTTTGAATATGTTATTAAAATAAAAAAGGTTTTAGAAATGAATGGGGCAATTGTGTTAGTTACTAGAGAGCCAATCAAATGAGTAACGCCTTTCCAGTATTTCTGTTAATCCTATCATTTTCTTTTGCAACGCTATGCATATTTATGTCTTTAAAATTAAAAAAGTCAAAACTATATATGGCTAAACTTCTTTTAGAAAATTTTGAACTTAATAGATATGCTGAAAAAATACAATCTACAAAAGAGTTAGACGACAATGACATCCATAGAGAAAATTTCATAAAATTTTTATCAGATTCTCGTGATTGGGCTTTTACGTATATAGAAGATGTTCAAAATGGTTTAACAAAATTTGTTGAAGAAGTTGATCCAAGCATTAATTATTTTCGTGAGTTTGGGACAATAACAGAAGGCTATCCTTTAAACAATGATATGAAAAAAATATCTATTGCATATGAAGATTTAAAAAAGTTTTTACCAAACGATCCAGAAACAAAAAACTCATAATGAAGTTTTACCTTTTTGGAGGAAGTATGGATCCAGTAATCTTTAAAGAAACTTTAAATGATGGTTTTGATGGAGTTATGTTTACTTATGACTTAATAAACTCAGATATCTTTACATATCTAGCAAGTCAGCCTAATAAAAATTTAAAAGTTAAATGTTTAGTTGCAATAAGACCATATACTATTTCTCCTCAATACCTTTATATGATAAATAAAAGCATGCAAAAAATTATGCCAAATACATTACAGATAAACTTTATTCAAGGTTATACAAAAGATTATGAAAAAGATTTTGGTGGAATTTTTGGAGAAGTTAATGATATGTCAAGTAGTATTGATAAGTCTAACTATCTTGTTAATTATTTAGATGTTTTAAATACAATGCAAAAAAATGAAAAAAATCAATATCCTTTGGATTTTTATGTGTCAACAAGTAACAAATATGTAATGGAAGCAGTACAAAAATATGATAACAAAATAATTTTACCATATAAAAAATATAAAAATAAACACTTTGTTAGAAAAGTACTACAAACAGGTAAGGTAGTTTATGAAGATCCAATAGATTTAAAAAATACTAAAGTTATGTTAGCCATAACTCCAATTTTAAGAAAAAACAAAGAAGACTTTGAAGACTTGCCAAAAGATTATGCAGATAGACCAGTTTGGCGTGAAGGAGAAAGACCTCACGCAGTGTCAGATGTTGTATACTTTACATACGAAGAGTTTGGTGTTTTTTTAGATGAACTCAAAAAAGAAGGCATAGAAGAAGTACTTATGAATGCTTATCCTCATAGAGAATATCCAGTAATTAAACATTATTTAAAAAAATACGTAAGGAAACAATATTGAACTTTTTCTGGTTTGAAAGATCAAATAAAACTAACATTAAAGAGTTAATGGTAAATTTAGAAGACCTTGGGTTTTTAGGTGTTTTATTCACATACTCTTTTTATAATAACGACTATTTTGTAAAAATTGCAAATACAATAGATCCAGATAAAAAAATAAAATATATGATAGCAATAAGGCCATACGCTATTTCCCCGCAGTACCTATGTATGGTTAACAATGCATTTAATAAAATATCAAAAGATAGAATAATAATAAATCTTTTAACAGGCTGGATATATGATAGTGAAAAACTTATTGGAGGAATACAAGGACCAGTAAATGATAATTCATCTAATATAGATAGGTCTAATTACTTAATAGAATATGTTAAAACTTTAACTAAAACTAAAAGTAAAATGCCTGATTTTTATGTTTCTGTAACTAATAAAATTTTATTTGACAATGTTTGTGATAATAAAGTAATAATTCCATATGAGGTATACATAAAGAATGAACTTAACCTTGATTACAATAAAACAATGATATCTATAATTCCAGTAATCAGAGAAACAGAAGAAGAATTGCTTAATTTAAAAAAGATAAAATTAGAACAATCAGATGTATTTTATTTTACCGTAAATGAATTTAAAGAGTTTATAAGTAGTTTAGAATTAAAAAACATCAATAATATTTTAATGGGTCACAACGATGGTGATCAAGAGTCCAAAAAACAAATAATGAGTTTTGTTGGTAGTTTTACCGACAAAGGAAAAAAAATAACCTAGGAGGAAAAATGGAAAAAGTAATAAACGATAAGACAAAGGCAATGCTAGCGTCATATGGTCGCTCAGTTCTTGCATCAGGTCTTGCACTATACATGGCAGGCGTAACAGATCCAAAGGATCTATGGGCTGCACTAGTTGCTGCTATAGCACCCGTTGCATTGAGAGCGCTCAATCCTGCAGATAAGGCATTTGGTATTTTGCCTGATGCTGCTGAGGTTGCAAAGGCTTTAAAGGCTGCAAAAGCACCAGCAAAAAAGGCTGCTAAAAAGAAGTAAACAATCTTCTATAAGATAGCCAGTCTAGAAATAGGCTGGCTTTTCTTTTATTCATTTATAATATTTAACCATTTATCTTTTAACACTTCAATAGAAAAATTATTAAACCCTATTTTTACAGCCTCTTCTTTCATTTTAGCCTTATCATTAACCATATAATCATCAATTAATTTTGCTAATTTATCTGGGTAGGCTTCATAAATATTCACCATTGTTTTTGTATTAAACTTACCTATTTTTGTTGAATCTACTAACCATTCTTTTGGAAGTATCTCATTATTAGGTGATACATCTGTCATAAAAACTGGAATACCACTAATTAAGGCTTCATTCATTGGCAAACATAGTCCAGCATATCTTCTTGGCAATACCATTGCATCAAAGTTATCGTATAGGTCTGACCTGTTTTGTACATTTGATTTAATTATTTTTAATCGTTTGTCCTTTACATTAAACTCTAAAGGGGTTTGTGTTGTAATAACTAACTCATACTCTGCCTTAGAGTATTGAAGCATTTCAATAACAGTATTTGTTCCATTCCTATCTTTTGCTGCTTTTTTGCCAGCAACATGTAAGATACGGTTATGATTTTTATTTAAGTTATTATTTCTTACACTATCAAATATTGAAGTATTTGTTGGTGGCGGAAGGTGGACTACTTTAGTTATAGATCCAAACCTTTCTTTAACTATTTCTATATTCCATAAACTCGGAGCAATCAACACATCTGGCAGTAGCCACTCTGGATTTGACATATTTCCAAATAATTCATAGTTGTATTGAAGTATAGTTTTAATATTTTTTTGTCTAGCAAGGCTAATTAAATCAGCATGGTAAAACGTTTCACAACTTATAACTACGTCAATGTTTTCTAAAAATGATATTATTTCTTTTGTACTGGGCATACCCCTTAAAGTTTTAATAACATTATAGTTGTCATACCACTCTGGGTGCTGCTTGTTGTTGTTAAAAAAAGAGGAATCAATAAGTAAAATCTTATCTGGATTAAGCATGTCAACTAACTCTTTAGTTTGATTACCGAGGCCAGTATTGTCTGATCTTGCTATGATTCCTAGTCTCATTCTTTATACCCCCAAGTTTCATCGTCTGCCGTAAATTTACGGGTACCTTGACGACCATCTAAATGATAAGAACTCTTAATGCTGCCTTCAGGATGATAGATCCAAAGTTTGTGTATTTCCCAGCCCTCTTGACTAAATACATCGTATGGAGCAATATCATCTTGAATTGCCCCATGAAATGTATCTTCTATAAAAAATTTATCCTTGCATCTTGGAAGAACAATATCTCTATAATATTTTTTTCTACTTAGGTGTGGTCTCTGACTCCATTGCATAGTTTTCATAAAACCATCCTCTAAACCAAACATAAGATGTTTGTGATCTTCGGGTATGTGTGATTCAAAATGAAAACGAATAGTGTTAGCCTTATTATACTCAAACATATCTAAACATTTATTCCAATCTATCAAGACGTCTGGTGTAAGCGGGGCATCTCCTTCAATGTAAAGTAATAGTGGTGTTTTAATTTCTTTAATTGTTTGACGCATCATTGTGGTTTGATGACTATGTTCTTTAAATATAAAAGGTAGAATATTTTTATCTTTATGCAAACATTTCCATAAAATACGATTCTTGTATTCATCATAATCTTTTTTACGATTTTGCTGTTCTTCTCTAAGACCATCTATTTGCATAATAATTTCGTTGTCTGGAAAATGAACACGAACATCATGAATAGTTTGATCTATTGTTTCTGTGCTTGGATGGTTTGGAAGCACAGATGTAGCCATAACAATTGTTATATCTTTTTTATGCATTTAATTGGTCCATTAAATTAATAAATAAATCTCTTTTATATTTAATCCACCAACAAACAACTTGATGCATTTCAGATGTGTAGTTATTTAATAATTCAGGTAATAGGTCTGGCAAGTGCTGCCAATTTTCAAGAGTTTTTACTGAATGAGTATCTTCAAATAAAAAGTTAAAAAAATCTGTATTTTGCATTTTTGAATCTAACCTATCTCCTATTGGTAAGCAAAGCATTTCAATTGCTTCATAAAATCTAAATGAATCAATAACCATTGCTCCGCTAGGACAAGGAACAATTTTTGAATTAAACATTTTATGATAATAATCTTTTGGTTTTAATCCTTCTGCAAACCCAGTTGTTGGATTATAAAAAGAGTTAGGTATGTTGGGCATAACAGTTGCAAGTTCCTGTCTTCTTTGATGAGTTATTTGACCCGCAAAAAATAAATCATATATCTTATCTTCATACTTTGGTAAGTATCTATGTAGATCTCTTGGTACACCCAATGCTAATTTATTATATTGTGCATGTTTCCTGTGTGGATATTGAATCCAAATTTCAATATTTTTATGTTTAATTTTATTAATTTTAAATGTAGCACTTTCATCTCCAGTAATAAATAAAATTACCCTATCTATTTTATTTAACTCTTCAGATATTTGATCTTCATAATCTACATTTTGTGGCCCAGGAATAACAACAAAAGCCCTATCTACATTAGGTAGGGTTGTTACTCTTTTTGGTTTTATAACATTTTTATTAAAAAATTCTTTTAATAATCCGTAATCCCATTTATCAGCAGCACAATCTTCTTGTTTAACTGAATAAAGATATGCTTTAAGATCGTTCATAAAATAAGTGTACCTCATGCTGATAGTCTAAAATTATTTCAACATATCCCAATTCCTTTATCCATTGTCTAAGATTATATAAAGATTCATCCCATTGCTGTAGCATAAATTCAGGGTGTCCAGATAGCCAAATCTTAGGTTTGTGCTCTCTAAGGACCCTCTCAGCCCCTGTAAGCACCCTCCATTCACTACCCTCTACGTCCAATGAAATAGCGGTAGGTGGCTTAATTCCATGATCATATACACAAGAATCTATAGTAATTTGCCCATAGGTATCTCCTTCAAGATATAAC